AGCCCTGCGGAACTGATAGCTCGCAGCATTCGCGACAAACTCTAAACCAGTGCGACAACGACCAGGTATGGATGCACCTCCCTGAGTCCGTTTGCAGCATCAGGCCATTTGAAGGGCAAATATCGATGACTTCAGCGAGCGAGGTGGATACAGCATCCAGGCGCAGGCTAAGCGGCAGGGCTACCCTTTCTCCCGTTTTAAACTGCGTGATGTAGAGATAACCGTCTCTCACATCGCGAGAGTGCATTCTGACTAAATCCGAGGAGCGCTGGCCGGTCACCAGTGCCAGCAGCATCGCGTTCTGAAAATAAACAGGGGCCCGGTATTTGGCGCACTTAAAAATTTGTATCCACTCGCTTAAGCTCAGTCGCGCCGCTGCAACCGCTGTTATGGGCGGCCGGGATAAAAGGGCGGGGTTATGTCCCATTGGTACAACGCCCGCTCGTTGCGCCTCTTTGAACAGATCGGACAGATTTATGCGCAGCCGGCGAGCTGCGTATGGGGTTTCCTGGGCTTTTTCATTGATGATCCGGCTGATCTCATAAGCCGAGATGCTCATCAGCTGACGATCGCCCCATACTCTGCAACAGAACCGCGCAAGCCTTATATAGTCCTGTACTGTTTTCGCTTTTATTTCGCCGCTGGCGTGTCTTGCCTGCACTGCAAGTGAATAGCTTTCAACCCATTTACCTACTGTTAATGACATGATTTTCTACTCATCTGTAATTAAGGAGCTGCCTGCGCGGCAGTGAGATGAGTGATGGAGATTATTCCTGCGCTGAATGCAGTCCTTGCATATCTCTGCGAGGACTGCAGAGCCTGTTATTAACGATGAATCTAAATAAATTGTACCTACAAAGCTCGCTTCGGCGGGCTTTTTTTATACTCAAAGTCGCCTCTGGTTCCCACCGCGCACCCTGCGCACGCCGACGCGCGGCTTTTTTCTTCTATTCCATTGTTGCCCACACCAGAAAGGGCTGAGCATGCATCGTATGGACTCTTCATCTCATCAAATGCCGTACTGGTGGTCTGCGTGTCTGGCGTTCTTCTCAACGCTCAGCCTCTATGACTACGTTTTCTGCGTCGGTGCAGCAATCTCCGCGTTCTTCACAATCAAAACCTATTACGCCTCGCGACGCGAAAGGCGACAGCAGCTGGAGGAGGAGCGCAAGCGAACAGGGATGCTCAGAGCCTATCTGGGCAGCGTCATCGCTAAGCCGGAAAGCGATCGTCCGACAGTTGCTGAGGTTGTGGCTAAGGTAACAGAAAGAGAGGAGAGGATCGATGCCGACATTTAACAGAAAAGCCAGCGCAGCGGGCGCAGTATGTGCTGTTGGCGTCATCGTGGCAATCGTGCTTTCGCATGGGCAGATACGTACAAATCAGCGTGGACTGGAACTTATCGGTAATGCAGAGGGATGCCGGCGTGAGCCATACACATGTCCAGCAGGTATTATCACCGACGGGATAGGCAATACACACGATGCTCAACCAGGTAAACGTAAGACTGACGAGCAGATAGCCGCAGACTGGCAACAAAACATTCTGGACGCCGAAGCATGCGTAAATTACTACGCCGCTGGCGCCCGACTGCCGGATAACACATTTTCCGCTGCTGTCTCGATTGCATTCAATGTTGGCTGCTCAAAAATGCAGAAATCGACGATGTTCCGCTATTTCCGTCATGGGCAGCTGGTGGAAGGATGCAATGAATTCCCCCGGTGGGTTTTCGGTGGAGGTCTAGAGCTGCCTGGACTGGTGAAACGTCGCGAGGAAGAAAGGAAGCTGTGCCTGGAGGGCGTGAAGTGATGCGGTATTTGCTGCTGTGCTTCTGCCTGGTTGCGCTGGGAGCCGGACTACTCGCCAGCCATTATCACGATAAAGCCATGGAATGGCGCGCGGCAGCACATCAGACGCAACAGCTGGCGAGGCAGCAGGAAGCTACTCTCAGCGAAATGCAGAGGCGACAGCGTGAGGTTGCCGCGCTTGATGCAAAATATACAAAGGAGTTAGCCAATGCTCAGGCGACTATTGAGCAGCTTCACCATGACGTTATTGCTGGTCGCAAGCGGCTGTACCTCAAAACCCGCCGTTCAGCCATGCCCGAGGGTAAAACCCCCGGCACCACCAGCGTGGATGATGCAGCCCGCGCCCGACCTGATAACTCCACTGAACAGGCTTATTTCACTCTCAGACGTCGAATCGAGCTCGCCGGCAAGCAAATAGCCGGCCTGCAGCAATACATCAAAGAGCAGTGTCTGAAGTGAGTATTAAAGGGCGCTGCGATTGTGCGATGAGAAGTTTATAACTCTGAATCAGCAAGCTTGATAAAATCTGGGCTACTTAATACTTCATATGCTATTTGTCGAAGAGCAACATGATTGGCATTTGTGATTGGTTTGCTGCTGATAATCCCATTACAATCATTCATTATCTTAAAAGTTCCGAGGGAGCCCTCTTCTGCAAGTGAAGCGTATAAGGGTTCAAGTGATTCATCAACATGTGCTCCGCCATCTTTATCAGCAGCCGATTTCATAATTACGAAACGGGTTATAAGCTTGCCATGTTCTAATACATAAACGCATTCATGCCACCAATCTTTCAAAGGTAAATACTTATTGTTGAAAGGAGAGCCATCGCCCAGTGAAGGTCTGTATTCTGATTCTTCACTATTAGATAACTGGAAGAGTCCCAGCCCATAATATTGAGAGAGCTTTTGCGCCTTCTCTTTAGGCATGCCTCCTGTACTAAGTAAACTGATGTTTTCTGCTTTCATGTGTTTTAAGATCGACGTGCAGTTATTATTACTTGAATAAAAAATTATACGCAAGCTAATAGCTATTCTTAGTGCTTCGTGAGTGTGGCCTTTATCGTATCTCTCGCACGAACTTTCAAGGAAAGAAATTTGCTCAATCAATTTTTTCTTGAATCTATCCATAAAATATTACTCGTGGCAGGGATAATATGGCATTCACCGACAAATAAGGAATGTTCTGTCGCGAGTACCTCTTTGGTTTTAAAAGCTGTGTTCGAAACTGTATCAGCAATGGCTAAAATGTTTCAATAAAATTTAGAAGTCTTTGGAAGTGATGAGCTCTGAATTTGCGGGTCCTCCCGGAGGGGTGCCCTGTCCACGAGGCGGCGGCCCCGCAGAAAACGGCTAGTTTTGCGATTTTCATAGGGACACCACCACGTGTCGTAACTAGTTGAATCTATGACTTAAATCGGTTTTTGAGGTGTCCATTTCGCCAAAAACAGGGACAGGTGGATAGCGGTTAATTACATGATATTAAAAAGGAAATCCGTAAATGAGCTGGTGTGTTGAGGTGAGGAATGTCAGACATCAGCAGAATCGGGGATGCCTATAACTGGAGTATTGCGAAAATTGCTGAAGCTTTCGGCATAGATCGTAAGACGGTCAGAAAGAAAATCATGAACGCTCAGGTTGCATCCGCCGGAAACATTCGTGGAAATCCGGTCTATGCCCTTAAGGACATAGGTCCTGTTCTCTTTACCCCTGACGAAGCAGCCACCCCTGAAACATTTCATGATCCCTCCCGCATGGATCCTAAATCCCGTAAGGACTGGTTTCAGTCTGAGAATGAGCGCGTAAAGCTTGAAGCTGCGCTCAGCCAGCTTGTACCTGCTAATGAAGTACATCGCGAGATGGCCATGATGGCAAAGTCTGTTTTACAGGTACTGGATACATGGCCTGACAGGCTGGAGCGCGATCGTGGGTGGCCTCCCCATCAGATTTCAGAAGCACAATGCATTGTTGATGAAATCCGAGAAGCGCTGGCTGCAGAGATCCGCAGTGCAGATATCGTCGAAGAGAGTGAGCCATGACCTACGCCTCAGCTGCTGAGATACGTCAGGACGTATCCGAACTCTTCAAGGCTCCGCATCGAATGCCAGTAACTGATGCGGTTAAACGCTACATGCGCGTGCCTTTGGGTGGTGGCAGTTCACTCCCATGGGATGCGACACTGACGCCCTATATTGTTGAACCCATGAACTGCCTGACGTCGCGCAATTATGACGCGGTGGTTTTTGTCGGCCCCGCGCGGACGGGTAAAACGCTGGGTCTGATTGATGGCTGGATAACCTATTCTGTGGTCTGCGATCCGGCAGATTTTCTGCTGATACAGATGACAGAAGAAAAGGCGCGCGAACATTCAAAAAAACGCCTTGAACGCACTTTTCGCTGCAGCCCTGAGCTTCATAGCCGTCTCAGCCCACGCGCCAGCGATAATAATGTGCATGACCGGACTTTTCGCGCTGGCAACTACCTCAAAATTGGCTGGCCATCTGTCAATATCATGTCCTCATCCGATTATCGATATGTTGCACTCACTGACTATGACCGCTGGCCCGATGATATAGACGGGGAGGGAGATGGTTTTTCCCTGGCGTCCAAACGCACCACCACCTTTATGTCAGCCGGCATGACGCTGGTGGAGAGTTCTCCGGGCCGGGATATTTGCGATACAAAATGGAAGGCTTCGACGCCACATGAAGCACCGCCAGCAACAGGGATCCTCTCGTTATATAACCGGGGCGATCGCCGCCGGTGGTACTGGCCGTGCCCGCATTGTGGAGAATATTTTCAGCCGGAAATAGCCAATATGACAGGCTATCGCGGCTATACCGACCCGGTACTGGCCAGTGAGGCTGCACGTCTGCAGTGTCCGGCCTGCTCTGAACTGATTGAACCCGATATGAAGCGTAACCTGAATAGCTGCGGCGTCTGGCTGCGTGACGGGCAGAGCATGGATTGTGAGGGGCAACTCAGCGGGAAGGCGCGCCAGTCTCGTATTGCCTCTTTCTGGATGGAAGGTCCGGCGGCGGCATATCAGACATGGACCCAGCTGATTTATAAATATCTCACTGCCGAACAGGAGTATCAGGCAACAGGCAGTGAAGAGACCCTTAAAGCCGTCTTCAATACGGATTTCGGCAGGCCTTATTTTCCCCAGACCGCCCTTGAACAACGCAAGGGAGAACATTTAGAGAGCCGCGCCGAGGATATTCCCGAGCGAACGGTTGCCGACGGGGTAAGGTTTCTTGTGGCGACTGTTGATGTGCAGGGCGGCCGGAATCGTCGTTTCGTGGTGCAGATAACCGGATACGGTTCGATGGGAGAGCGATGGGTTGTTGACCGCTACAACATCCGTCATTCGTTACGCAGCGATGACCTTGGCGAAAGCCGTCCTCTCGATCCCGGCAGTTACCCTGAGGACTGGGATCTGCTTCTCTCGGACGTGCTGTATAAAACCTGGGCGCTGGCCAGCGATCCGTCAAAACGAATGTCGCTTATGGCGATGGCTGTGGATTCCGGAGGCGAAGATGGTGTGACCGACAACGCCTATCGCTTCTGGCGAAAATGCCGTCGGGAGGGGGAAGGAAAGCGTGTTTATCTTTTCAAGGGCGACAGCCATAAGCGTGAAAAGCTGATCACCCGCACATGGCCTGACAATACCGGACGCTCAGCACGTCGGGCAAATGCCGCGGGGGATGTTCCGCTTTATCTGCTCCAGACCGATGCGCTCAAGGACCGGGTGAACAATGCGCTGTGGCGTGAAGCTCCGGGGCCCAATTACATTCATTTTCCGGCCTGGATCGGGAGCTGGTTTTATGACGAGCTCACCTATGAAGAGCGTTCGCCAGAAGGCCGGTGGCGTAAACCGGGGCGCGGAGCCAATGAAGGGTTTGACCTGCTTGTCTATGCCGATGCGCTGGTCATTCTGCATGGCTACGAAAAAATCAAATGGCCTGATGCACCTTCATGGGCTCGCCGGGAAGCCTGGATTGAAGGCCGTTATACAGATAACACTCTGGCAAGTGCGTCTCCGCCACTCGAAGCCCGTACCCGCAAATCCTCATCAGGCACGACTCCCGACATGACCAACAATCCCTGGATTACAAACGGAGGCTGGATATGAACCAGAGCGAGGTGGAAGCCATGATCCGCTATTACACCGAGGCAGAGATTGCCGTACTGAGTGGCAAAACCATCATGCTGAACGGGCAGTCCATGACGATGGAGAATCTGGCAGACATTCGAAAGGGACGGCAGGAGTGGGAGCGCCGCCTGGCCGGATACCTTAAAAAACGCTGTGGTCAGACGGGTTATCGTTTAGCGAGGTTCTGATGTCATTCCTGGATAATGCAATCGGTGTTTTTTCGCCGTCGTGGAAGGTTGCCAGGCTGCGTGCCCGCATGCAGATCCGCGCCTACGAAGCCGCGCTTCCCACCCGCACACATAAAGCCAGACGCGAAACACGCTCAGCTAACCAGCTCAGCCAGGCCGGGGCGGTTTCCCTTCGCCAGCAGGCCCGGGCGCTCGATGCGAATCATGACCTGGTGATCGGCATACTGGATAAGCTGGAAGAGCGCGTTATCGGCGCAAAAGGCATCATCGTTGACCCGCATCCGCTGCTGAAAGACGGCCGTGTGGCCACGGAGCTGGTGAAAACCATACGTAAAAAATGGGCTGAATGGTCACTACGGCCTGATGTCACCGGCGAGTTTTCCCGGCCAGTACTGGAGCGTCTGATGCTGCGCACCTGGCTCAGAGACGGAGAGGTTTTTGCTCAGCTGGTGAGTGGCCATGGCGCCGGGCTCAGTGCAGATGGCGGCGTACCTTTCTGGCTTGAAGCGCTTGAGCCAGATTTCGTGACTATGAACTCCGATCCTGCCGCCGGACTTATTCAGGGTGTCTGGCTGAACGAGTGGGGCAAGCCGCTTAAGTATCAGGTCTATAAAAATCTTCCCATCAGCGGTTTGCTGTCGGATACCAAAGAGGTGTCTTCTGACGCCATGCTGCATCTTAAATTTGCGCGACGTCTGCATCAGGTCAGAGGTAACTCCATTCTGTCCGGTGTGATGATCCGTCTGAGCGCCCTGAAAGATTATGAAGAAAGCGAAATGGTCGCCGCACGCATCGCCGCTGCTCTGGGGATGTACATCAAAAAAGGTGACGGACAGGACTATTCAGAAAGCCTGAGTGACAGCAACGAGCGTGAACTGACTATTCAGCCGGGCATGCTGTATGACGATCTTCGGCAGGGTGAAGAGATTGGCATGATCAAGTCAGACCGGCCCAACACCAGCCTTGAATCATTCCGGAACGGGCAGCTGCGCGCCGTGGCTGCCGGCACACGTCTGAGTTTTTCGAGTACGGCCCGTAATTACAACGGTACTTACAGCGCGCAGCGGCAGGAGCTGGTGGAGTCTACTGACGGGTATCTCATTCTGCAGGACTGTTTTATTGCTGCCGTCACCCGACCGGTTTATCGCGCATGGCTGAAGCAGGCGCTTGCAGCGGGCGTGATTAAGCCACCTGCCGATATCGAACTCTCCACACTTTATGACGCTATTTACTCGGGATCCGGTATGCCCTGGATCGACCCTGTGAAAGAGGCGACTGCCTGGAAAATTCAGATACGGGGTGGGGCTGCAACCGAATCCGACTGGGCACGCGCGTGCGGGCGCAACCCTGATGAGGT